GTCAAGTTTGACAACGACAAACCACAATGGTCTTTGCTGCCCTTCAAAGCTTTGAAAGAAGTTGTTGATGTGTTGACCTACGGCGCGAAGAAGTATGCACCAGACAACTGGAAGAAGGTGCCAAATGCTAAGCAGCGTTACATCGATGCAGGCTTTCGTCACTTCACTGCCTATGCTGCTGGTGAAAAGCTAGACCCTGAAACAGGTAAGAGTCATATCGCTCACACCATGTGTTGCCTGCTATACTTGTTGGCATTTGAAATAGGAGAAGACCGTGGCTAAGATTACACTGACCTTTATTGCCGAGGTAGACAACTCAGAACTTGACAGCATCTACACACATGAAGACTTACTTGTTGAAGACTTGAAAGAACATGTAATGCATGCGTTGTCTCGACTGAACATCGAAGATGTCTGCTTCAGAAACGTAGACGTGGAAGGACTAACATGAAGCTAACAATTACATCAGCAGAGAATGGGTTTGTTGTTGACGTTGAAGAACACGAAGACAGTCACTACTACTTCGTTGCTCTTGACGTTGCTGATGTATGTGGCATCATCGAGAACATCTTGGTTGACACCAAAGACCAACTCGACATGACCAACATAGCGTTTGAGGCAGTACCTAGTGACCGTTAAAGAACGCAATGGTGGTGAATGGACAGAGGCACGATTCAAGTCTTTCGTGACCTCTGCCTTACGTGCTGCGTCAAGGCGTTGGCCTCCTAAGTACAAGGCTTTGAAGGAAGCTTTTGTAGGTAGGAAGGTGAATGCTAAGACAGGTAAGCTGGCAATGCATTACAAGTGTGCTAAATGCAAACAACTCTTTGTTGCTGCTGATGTACAGGTCGATCACATTAAGCCTGTTGTAGACCCTAAGAAGGGCTTCACTACATGGGACAACTTCATTGACCGTATGTTTTGTGAGATGAAGAATCTGCAAGTGCTTTGTAAGCCATGCCATAAAATCAAAACTGATCAAGAGAAACTTGAAAGGAAAAAGAAAGTATGAGCTTCTTTTCACACAGCGAGGAAGAAATGAAAATCGAACTTGAAAACTACAGAGAAAACGAAGACGGTTCTGCCGACTTCAACGTCTACGTGGACGAAGCAGCTAAAGCATACCTTATGCGATATGCCATCATTGCTTGCCTCACTGATGCCATCAAAGCTGGTAAGATTGCAACACCAACACCACAGGAAACAGAATGAATCTTGATCAATACCAACGGTCAGCAATGACCTTCCGTTTGCCTGCAGCAGATCGTGAATATGCACTGCTCAACCTAGCTGCTGAAGCTGGTGAAGTGGCAGGCAAGGCAGCAAAGTACCGCCGAGATGGGGGCGATGTTGAGCAATACAATATCGACATCAAGAAAGAACTCGGTGATGTATTGTGGCAAGTTGCTGCTGTTGCTAAAGACCACGGCTGGATATTGTCACAGGTAGCTGAACACAACCTTGAGAAGCTGGCATCACGACAAAAACGTAATGTCCTTCAGGGCAGCGGCGACATCCGATAGGTGGTATAACTTCCACCCCTCCGACACCTAAGCAGCTTCGGCTGCTTTCTTTTCCTCTAACACTAAGGTATTACCCCATGACATTTAAGGTTGACATTGACCTATCCCGTGACGCATTGTTTGATGAGCTAGGACTTCAACGTCTTAAAGAAAGCTACATGAAAGATGATGAAGTATCTCCACAAGAACGTTTCGCATTTGTATCAGCAGCATTTGCCAGCAATCAAGAACATGCTCAGCGACTGTATGACTACTCTAGTAAACATTGGCTCAGCTATTCTACTCCTATCCTATCTTTCGGTAGGTCTAAGCGTGGGTTGCCTATTAGCTGTTTTCTTAACTATATGGATGATAGTGCGGAAGGTTTGGTCGACAATCTTTCAGAGACTAACTGGCTCTCGATGATGGGTGGTGGTGTTGGTGTTCACGTAGGTATCCGCAACAGTGACGACAAGTCCACTGGTGTCATGCCCCACTTGAAAATCTATGACGCTAGTTCATTGGCCTACCGTCAGGGACGTACACGCCGTGGTAGCTATGCTGTCTACCTCGACATTCACCATCCCGATATCATCCAGTTCTTGGAGATGCGTAAACCCACTGGTGATCAGAACGTGCGTACACTGAACCTGCACCACGGCATCAACATCACCGACGAGTTCATGAACATCATTGAACGGTGCATGAAGGATGACAATGCAGACGACAGCTTCAACCTCATCAACCCTTCCAATGGTGAAGTTGTTGAGACAGTGTCAGCTAAGTATTTATGGCAGAAGATTCTTGAGTTGCGTATGCAAACAGGTGAACCCTTCCCCATCTACATCGACACAGCTAACAAAGCTTTGCCGTCTTGGTTGAAGGACAAAGGATTAACAATCAACGGTAGCAATCTCTGTACTGAAATCTTCTTGCCAACAAACGAAAACCGTACAGCCGTATGCTGCTTGTCTTCACTGAACTTGCAACACTATGACGAATGGAAAAACAACAAGCAGTTTATCCTTGATGTTATGGAGATGCTTGATAATGTACTTCAATACTTTATTGACAATGCTCCAGACTCTATCGCCCGTGCTCGTGCTAGTGCGATGATGGAGCGAAGCATTGGTATTGGTACACTAGGCTTCCATGCTTTCCTGCAAAAGAAAGGTGTTGCCATTGATGGTGTATTGGCTAAGAGTTACAACAATGAAATCTTCAAACACATTTATAACCAGTGCGTTATTGGCGATGCAATCTTGGTTACGTCACGAGGTGAATGCCCTGACGCGCATCTCAGTGGTGTTCGTCGTCGCTTCAGCCATTGGACTGCTATTGCACCTAACGCCAGCAGCAGCCTGATTATGGGCAATACGTCCCCATCAATCGAGCCTTATCGCGCTAATGTATTCCGTCAGGATACATTATCTGGTGCATTCGTGTACAAGAATCGTTTCCTCAAAGCTGAACTTGAGGAGCTTGGTATGGACGATGACGAGACATGGGCATCCATCATCGCCAACGATGGGTCGGTGCAGCACTTGGACATCCCTGAACAACTCAAGGAAGTGTACAAGACAGCGATGGAGATTGATCAGCGGTGGCTCATTGAGCTTGCAGCAGATCGTCAGAAGTACATTGATCAGGGACAGTCGGTGAACCTGTTCTTCCCTGCTAACGTGTCTGTGAAGTATCTACATAGCGTTCACTTCCTTGCTTGGAAGAGTGGACTCAAGAGTCTGTACTATCTGCGTAGTGAGAAGGTGCGTAAGGCTGACAAGGTTGGTGCTCAGATTAAGCGTCAACGCATTGAAGATGAAATTGATTTGAAACAAATTGCAGATGGTGACACCTGCTTAGCTTGCGAATGAATTACATTGCTATATACACCAACCTGATGGAGTATAGAAAGAAGAATGTGGTAGACACCGGAGAGGTTCATCACATTCTTCCTAGATGCTTGGGTGGAGATGACTCTATGATTAACCTTGTACGACTGACATATCGTGAACACTACATTGCTCATAGGTTATTGACTAAAATTTACCCAGAGAATCACAATTTAAAATATGCTGTGTATATGATGAGTCTTGTACAGTCTTCAAAAGCAAGACAGCCCACGAGTAGGCAGGTTGCTGTTGGTAGACAGAATCTTTCAGATGCAGCAAAGATTAGATCGGCTTGGTTTAATCCGGGAAGAACTGACAATTCAAGGAGCGCAGCAAGAAAGCGAATGACTGAAAATAATCCCATCACTGAGAAGCCTTGGACAAACCACACAGCATATCCCGTTGTTGTGACATATACAGATGGAACAACTCAACGGTTTGAATGTGCATCATTGATTCCTGTACCGTATCCGACTGTAAAATGGATGAGGAAACACGGTAAAGGAAGTAAGAAACATAACATCATTTCAATAGAAAGAGAAACACTATGACACGACAATACAAAATGAATACGGAAACTACAGCGTTTCGTCCTTTCACCTATCCGTGGGCTTATGACGCTTGGTTGCAGCATGAGCAGAGTCATTGGTTGCACAGCGAAGTACCAATGTCTGAGGACGTTAAAGACTACAAGAAGCTGAACAAGGACGAGCAGGAGTTTCTGACGAAGATTCTTCGCTTCTTTGTACAAGGTGACTTGGACATTGGTGGTGGCTACCACGACCACTACATCCCTGCGTTTCGCAACCATGAAATTAGGATGATGTTGAGTGGCTTTGCTGCCCGTGAAGCATTGCACGTTGCAGCCTATGCTCATTTGATTGAGACACTTGGTCTACCTGAATCAACCTACAACGAGTTCTTACAGTACAAAGAGATGTTGGACAAGCACGAGTATGTCCAGCGCATCGAAGGTGCTCCAATGGCTGAGAAGATTGCTACCATCTCCGCATTCGGTGAAGGTATGCAACTGTTCTCTAGCTTTGTCATGTTGCTCAACTTCGCACGTAACGGTAAGCTGAAGGGATTGGGTCAGATCATTAGCTGGTCCATCACCGATGAAACTATGCATGCTGAAGGAATGATTAAGGTATACAGAGAATATGTTAAACATCACCAAGACGAAACGACACCTGAGCAGATTAAGAAGATTGCTCAAGAGATGGTGGATATTGAAGACAAGTTCATTGATCTTGCTTTCGGTATGCTGGAAGTTGAGAAGCTCACGAAAGAAGAAGTGAAGCAATACATTCGCTACATTGCTGATCGTCGCCTCATCTCTATGGGTATGAAAGGAATCTACAAGATTAAGAAGAATCCTTTACCTTGGGTTGATGGCATGCTCGGTACATCTCACACCAACTTCTTTGAACAGAAGGTGACAGACTACAGCAAGGGTGCTCAGACTGGTACATGGGATGATGTGTGGGGTAAGGCGGCATGAGAAACTTCACCGTCAGTTACAGCAGTCAGAACAACGTCTTCAAAGGTGTGCTGCACGTCAAAGCGACCACCATCTCTGAAGCGCAGGACAAGTTCTTTGAATGGTTACGTGAACAACCTAGCTATGCACATCTTTGGCAACTCTCGTTTGAGTTTGTAGAGATTGGAACTAGCCTATAATGTCCCCTAAGAAGCCCCATGTCGGGGCTTCTTCACAACCAAAGGAAGTATCGATGGTAACTAAACGAAAAGCAGCGCCAACACAGTCTAACGATTCACCAGCACCAGCTACAAAGAACAATAGCTTGCGTGTCAGGCTCGATGACATGGCAACGATCCAGCCTAAGACAGCAAAGCAGAAGGAGTTCTTCGATGCCTATAACGCTGGTGACTACTTCATGTGTTTGCATGGTGTTGCTGGTACGGGTAAGACTTACATTGCTCTGTACAAAGCGCTTGAGGAAGTGATGGATAAGAGCAGCCCTTACAAGAAGGTTGTCATTGTTCGTAGCTCTGTGCAAAGTCGTGACATGGGTTTCTTACCCGGTGACGCTAACGAGAAGATGGAGACATTCATCCAACCCTATCGTCAAATCTGTGCTGATCTGTTCAACCGCAAGGATGCATGGGACCGTCTGTCTGAACAAGGCTACATCGAATTCATTTCGACCAGCTTCATTCGTGGCACCACCTTCACCAACTCCATCTTGTTGGCTGATGAAATTCAGAACATGACCTTTGAAGAACTTGACACCATCGTCACCCGTGTTGGTCACACATCGAAGATCATCTACTGCGGTGACATCCGACAGACTGACTTGAAGAAGAAGGATGACAAGACAGGCTTGCCAAAGTTCTTGGACATTGTGCAGGATATGCGAGAGTTCAGCCGCTTTGAGTTTGGTATGGACGATATTGTCCGTAGTAGCTTGGTGAAGAACTACATCATTGCCAAAACACTTTATGAGGATCGTCATTAATGTTAGTCATCAACTTCCGACAAGGCATTGGCTTTGACATTGAATACAACGAAGACATCTGTCACATCGTTGACACTGGTGAAAAACATGACACATTGCATGCTTACAACGGCATCATCATCTTGCTGCCCTTCATCAAAATCTACCTCGGTCAGTTCGATCAAATCGGTGAACTTATTCCGAGCAAGAAAGATGATTGAGGTTGTCATCACAGGCGACATGCTCGTCACTGCCCGAGACAAGGCGGCAGAGATGGGCAAGCTACGTAATAGCATCATCAGTGGGGCTGGCAATTTAGCTGGCTTCTTAGGTGAAGCTATTGCTCAGCAGGTCATGGGAGGTGTACTCGCTAACACCTATGAATATGACCTCATCCTGTGCAATGGTAAGACAGTGGATGTGAAGACTAAGCAGACCTCTGTCAAGCCATTAGAAACCTATGAGTGTTCTATTGCTGCTTTGAATACAACTCAAGAGTGTGACTACTATGCATTCGTTCGTGTGAAGAACGACTTCAGTGTTGGGTGGTTCTTGGGTGTGTACGAAAAACAACAATACATGCTTGACGCAAAGTATCTAACAAAGGGTACAATTGATCCCGACAATGGCTATGTAGTTAAGAGCGATTGTTACAACCTTCCTATCCACCAACTCAAGGAGCATACCTATGCCACCCGCTAATAAAGCCACCATCATCTTCACCGACAACAATGACGGTGGTTTAGAAATGCAAATCTTGTTTGACCCTGAACCAGTCAACAAAGAATCCAACGCACACATCGCTGCTGTGTTGGCATACCAATACATCACAGAGAAAGTTGAGGAGATTGACGCAGATGAATCAGCCGAATAACCCCATCAAGCGTACCTCTGTCACCACGACAGACATGCAGCAGAAGACTAAGAAGGTGGAATACTTTGTTGTGCCTGACACGACAACAACGCTCTGCTTCATGCATCTGCATTGTGACTTTCTTATCATTGGTAAGAGTGCCTGTGTAGACCCTGCTAAGTTCAACACAGCTCTTGGTGAAAAGTATGCCTATGAGGATGCCATCAACAAGATGTGGGAGCTAGAGGGTTATCTTTTGTCCAACGAACTTTATGGAGACAATCATGCAACAGTTTAAACGACCACAGCATTTGTTGCGTATTCAATTCGAGAAAGGCTACTACGCCTTCAGTCGTGGCTGGCTCACCAACAGCTATGACCCATCTAGCTTAGCTGGTATGGAATGGGAACGTGGCTTCAACGCTGCATACTTTGACAACCTTGCAAGACTTACCAAATGACAACGTTCAATCGACTTCATAACATGAAGAATCCCAATCAAGGGACAGCAAAGAAAGTGTTGTGCGTATGCTCAGCAGGTTTGTTGCGTAGTCCTACATTGGCTTGGATTCTTTCTAACGATCCCTTCAACTACAACACTCGTGCTGCTGGTACAGCCACTGACTATGCTCTCATCGTTCTCGATGAAGTGCAGCTTCAATGGGCCGATGCTGTGGTGTTTGTTGATGATGGCAACTATAGGGTTGCGCTTTATGAGTACAAAGAACTGTTAGACAATATGGAATGTCATGTGTTAGACATGCCGGACATGTATAAGATCCGTGATCAGAGACTTGTAGAGGCTGCAACACAGCAGTAGAAAGAAGCGTTTAAGGTGTAAACAAAAAGGGAAGCTTCATCGGCTTCCCTTTTTTTCGTTGTGTCGGTAGTTGTTGATATTTACCGACTGTTTGGTAGCAGCTTTTCCATCTGCGTATCTACAGGTTTAATAGCACCAATGTCTAAGTAGTCACCAGCAATGATGTCAAACTTATCTTGGTTGCTCGTAGGCTTACGCTTATAAACAATGAAGAAGTTGTCTTCCTGCACATCTCTCGACTTAGCTTTTTCATACAAAGTATCAATAGCGGATTGTCCATATTTACTCAAGAACTTATCCTGTGCTTCTTCTTTGTATGCTGACAATGCTGCATTAGAAGCATCAGTCAACGCTTTCTTTTTACCAGCAACCGACAATGTGTTGTACTCATCACTCTTAATCAAGTCACCAATCACAGCCCTAAACTCCGGTGCAGCTTCTTTAATTATCAGGTTATCTAAGTCTCTGTTACCTGTTGTTTTCAATATAGAATATGGAGGAATACCTACTCGTTCAAACTCATTCTTGATTGCTGTAGTTGGTGGTGTACTACGCAAACCAAACAAGTTACGAGCAAGCGGGTCCATCTTCATTTCCGTAGGCTGGAACAGATCAGGCTTACTTTCAAGATCACTCTTGAATGGTGTAGGCGCTTTCAATGTACGGATCATTTGATCGAAAAAAGGCCAATCATGTTCCTGCCCCGGTGTTGTAGCCTTCGGGTCTTTGATTTCAGTCTGACCTGTAATGGCGTTATACAAATCGTACAAGGGATTGGCGAAGTTGTCAAAACGACCGAGGGCATCGCCAACAACTTGACCTGCTTTTTGCTTCGCACTCAGCGACACACTGTCCTCGACCCAGTCCTTAAACCTATCAAAGATTGTGTCTTGCGACACTGCGGCTCTACCCATACCTGCTGTAATCTCTGTGAATTTAGTCCAATCAAAGTTACGCAGCTTACCAAAAGCAAGCGTTTCGTACTGTTGCAATAACTTAGCACGTTCAGGACTGTTTCTGTCCAACTTCTCCGCCTGCGCTTTGACTCGATCTGCCTCTGCTGCGCGTTCTTCTGGTGTATATATCAAAGCATATGCCACATCAAAACCAACATCTAAAAGAACATTAGTAGCAGCAGCGACAGCTCTGATTTGAGCGTAAGGAACAGCACCACTAATATCAATTAAGTCACCATCACTATCACGATCTTGATGCATTGGCACACTAGGATCGTTAAGTTGTGCAATCATTGACGTTGCAATCAAAGCTGTACCAACAGTACTGTCTCTGATCTTAGCTCGACCTTCATAGGACAATGCTGCTGCTTCTTCAAGCTTACCTTCCTCACGAAGCTTTGCAGCACGTTTAAGCATACCGTAACCACCAGACGCAGGAATTACATCTTTACCAACTGCTTTATTAACCAAGCCTATTGGTAGGTTTGGTAGCTCGCTGATTGGTGTCATTCGATATGTATAACGAACGAGGTTCATTGAGAATCTTACAAAAGGAAAAGCCAAGTTCTTTAAGGTTTCCCTGCTTGCGTTCTTATTGATATACTTTAAAAAATCATGCGCCTGATCTTCAAAAAGCCCCCCTTCAACACCGCCTGTTCCTTTTTTAAACTCGTAAGAAAAGGTCATCTTCATAGCATCTTCAGCAGCAAGCTTATCGATTGCTTTAGGAATAGGTGTATCGTTAGCTAAGAACTTTCGGTAGTCCAACCCCACGTCTGCCATTCGGTTACGCACAGACTGAAGATACACAGGACCACGGATGATTGAGTCAACGGCTCTGTTGAATGTTTGCAGCACACGCGAAATATCGTTGATTCGCCCCTTACCCTTTACATCAAGCTCACTACTAGCAGCGTTAAGAAGTGCAGATGTGCGTGGACTATTCTTAGCAGCCATTGCCGCCATCTCCGACGACCAACCACCATCGTACATGGCCTGCATCAAGAATGTACTGTCCTCAAATGCTTGAGCAATCTCTTCACGAATGCGTTTTGTTGACAGCACTTCTTTAACTGGAATCTCACCACCGGACAAGTCGTTACCCATTCGGCTTAAAGCTTTAATGGAAGCCTCAAGCGTGTCGCCAGCAGATTTGATTGTTACAGTGCCGACCAAACTAATGGCGTTGAATACCGTGGTGGCCAAACCAGCGGCCATGGTGGAAACGGAAAAACCTGTAACATCTCTAATCTTAGTTAGTTTGTCTTCGACCCAGTAGTCTTTACCTGCTGAGTTATCTAACATTCGATTGAAGGCCTTCTCCAATTCTGCATCACCTTTGAACATGCCCCGCATCATTCGTGACATCTCGCTATTCTTCTGCAAGAAAGCACCAGCTTCAGAAGCTTGCACCTTAAACATCTCAAGAAACTTCTCAGGAGATACACCAGCACGAGCAGCAGCTTGTTGAAGCTGATCCGGGTTTGCATCAGACAACAAATTAACAATGTTATCGACGGTCTTAACTTCTTCAAGCTTGAAACGAAGATCAGGCTCATCAACAAGCAACTGCTTCGCCATTTTGAATATGTCATCAACAATTGGTTTAGACATCACCGCCTGATATGGATCGTCCATAGGGGCAGCTTCATCGAATGTTGCTGTTCGTGCAGCCTGCCGAGCCTCTGGAGATTCAAACAAAGGAGCAGTGATTTTCTTCTCACGCTTCATAAACTCTTCTTTGAATTTCTCAGTGACAGCGTCCAACTCTTCAGGTGGATTGGCAGCTTTGAACTCGGCCAGACGTTCAGCGTTAAGTTTGATATCTTTACCAACGAATAAACCTGTAGCAGCGCCCTCTAACAACGCCCCCGCAGCCACAGACAAACCAAGCTCACCGTAACTGATAGCGTCTTGAAGACCTCTGGCAACATCAGTGCGTTGTTCAACAAGGTTTTGATAACCCGAGATACCACCTTCAACGGTAGCTGCTGTAGCCGTGGTAGCCACCTTAGCTTTGAAAAGTGAAACAGATGCTTTAGCCGCCGCATTAGAAGCAACTTTAGCTGCTCCACCACTCACCCAGTTGATAGGGTCAGTGACCTCCAACGCAACAGTCTCAATGACATCTGTTGGCATCCTGTCTTGAAGCTGCTTAACTTTATTGGACAGCTCAATCTGTTTAGGTGTAGCGTTCTCAAGCCACACCATATCCTTCACCTTGCCGTATGTACGCCGCAGCTTAGAATCATTCACAGCTTGCATCAACTCTACATCACTCTTCGGTTCTTCAAGATTAGGGAAACGAGCCTTCCACCACTCACGACTAACAGCAACAATGTCTGGTGACTGCGCTGCTGTCTCTGGTGTAAGACCGATGTTGCGTCCGCCCATTGGTTGAATAGGTTTAGGCATCGGACCAAACATCTTATCCGACTCTGTCATTACAGGAAACGCTTGCGGCTTAGGCTTAGGTGTCAACGACTCGACAGCTTTATCGAAGGCTGTGAAGTCTCTGCCCGTTGTTGTCTTTGGCTTTGTTGCTGGTGCTTTTTCAACAGGGGTAGGTCTAATAGCCTCTAGCTTAGGCGCAACATTACCCATCACCTGCTGCTTAGTTATAAAGGCAGGCTTAGAGGCTGCTTCTAACTCAGCCGCTGTAGGTTCGTCTGTGACAGGAGCAGTGACACTGGGCACAGGTTGCTGTGCCATGCGTTCAATCTGTTGTGGTGTAGG